CATGATATCATGACACTCAATAGGAAATAGTCTTCTGCCTTTTGCTCCTGTAAACTTTTCAATACAAAACTGAAATAGCTCTTCCAAAGGAGCAGGACCTGATGCTCTACCACCAAAAGTTTTTAGTCTAGCACCTGCAGGTCTAACCTGTGAAGTGTCCCAAGTTGGGACTTGTCCAACGTATAACATAGCTATAAGTTCTCGTAAAGCTCTTGCCCAACCTTGTCTGCTATCATCTACTTTGATTGTTGTAGTGCTATTCTCAAAGTGTTCATTTACTACAGGTAACTTGTCAACATTCTCTCTTTCAACAGAGAAGCCAACACCTGTACCACACATAAGAATATACATACACTCATCAAAGCTACGTGGACTATCCACAGGTATGTAACTGCAGTTGTAACCTGCTACATGACATCTATCTAAAGCTACACCTGATGTCATCAAAGCTCTCATGCTAGGCATAATACCTAAAGACATGATAGCATTTGACAACTTCTCTTGTAATGCTTTTGTAATCGTGTAATTGTGATTACTTTTAAGATGGTCTTTCATGTAGTCAAAATATCTATCTACAGTTTCAATCCATGTCTCTCTTCGTTGCTCGTCTTCTTTCCATCTAGCATATCTAGAGAGAGCAATAAAATTCTGATAATCAGTTGGTAAGTAGTTTTTCATTTAAATCTCCTCGCTAATCGCTCTCATGTGTTTTATTTTTACACCTGATAAATCATGTACATAGTCTTGCATATGATCTTGTATTTCTTCATCAACCCTGCCATCTGCAGGAACAGGATATTCTTCAGGGTCAATATCCAATGTCATCATAACCTTAACTCTTATCTTCATCTTCAACAACATCTATTAACTCATTGAGATACCATTGTGCTTTATATAAGTCTTCTACACCATTCTTGTACCTGTATCTCCAAAGGTACTTCATTATATTACCTTGTAAATAAAACTCAAAACCTTTATCTGTCATTGCCTTTATAGCTTGTATAGTTTCAATACCTGCTTTGTTGTAATGAGGTGGATGATTTACCATATCATCTTTTTTCCCTGACAAATATTTAACTTTTTGTTCTTTTGTTTTCTCTTCCATTTCTTTTGCTTTCTTTCTCATATATTCTATATGTTTTAACATTATTTATCCTCACTTCTTTTTAATGCACGTTCAAAGTTAACTTTTATCACGTTATCAGTTACATTGTCAATAGGCATTGACTGTTTTATGTCTTGGTTGTCAGGGGTGTTTAAAAACTTTTCAACTGATTGTCTTACTTTTTCACTATCTTCCATCATAGTTATGCCTGCACAAACCATCTGACAAAGATGTTGTAAGCTCCAAAAACTTTCATCATCTATGTTAGCTCTTCTAGCCTGTATTGCAAGTTGATATTTACCATCCCAATAGCCTTGCTCATCTATGGATGGTATTACTTCTACAAAAAAATGATTTCCTCTGTTATTATATTGTGTCATATTATCTCCTTACTTTTTTTCCAACAAACTTTATGAAAGATAGGTGTTTGTTTTTACCTTTTTCTTTTAACCAATCTTCAGGTATTATTCTGTCGTAATACCTAAACTTATGTTTTATACACCATTCGGCATAAGAAGTTTTAGAACCTTTATACAACTTAACTCTGCTATTTGTAAACACAAACCTAATATCTAATTTAGGATGTTGCTTTTGTATAGCCAAATGTTTACGTCTATCAGAAGCTAGAAACCTTCCTTTTGTTTCTATAATTAAACCATTGTCTAAGATGAAGTCAGGGGTATAGGTGCGATAGGCTAAGTCTTCCCATTCTATCTTAATAGATTCATAAGAAAATTTAAACTTATTATCTTTCAGGTAAATGGATAGCTTGTGCTCTAATCCACTCCTATACCCATGCTTGATAGCATTTCTACGTTCTCTATGTGGAGACACTAAAGTAGCCTTCTCCAACCTGTGAACGGATTGAACTCATAAGAATCATGAGAATAAGTAACACCAAGAGCTTTCATCTCTTCTTTTACTGCTTCGTCTGCTAACTTCTTAGCTTCCATAGCTTCTCTTAAACCTTTGGTTCTCATCTCACGTAGAGTTTTCTTAGCTTCTGCTAATTCTTTCTCCATCGTTTCAATGTCCTTGTTAAGTTCTTCTATCTTTTTTGCATCTGTAGTCATTATTTTATGCTCCATATTTTCTTTGCTTCTTCTTTCATCTTACCATTCCACATCCATGAATCTAGGTTAGGATAAACAAAAGAAGCTAACTCATGCTTATCATCACTGATAGACAAAAACCTCTGTATACTGTAAGCAACTTTCTCAAGTTGTTTCTTGTATGAGGTTAAGTTTTTAAGTGTGAATGTCTTATGCTCTTTAGGTGTAGCAAAAAACAAGTCAACACTATTCTTTGGGTATGCCATAGAATATAATGCCATCTGTCTCTTCTGTGCTTCTGTCGGTTGTGATGGCATTCTAGTAGATGTTTTTAAATCTACTATTTTATCTTTAAATCTAAAGTCTATGTAACCCATTATTGGTACAGGCAGATCATCTAACTGCACCTCAACTTTTTCTTGATAGTCTTCTAAGTCTTCATACTTAAAGTTTTCATCAATTATGTTTCCAAAGTTCTTTAACAAGCTCCTTTCTTTTTCTGTTTTCTTGTCTCCTAAATCAATCATAGACTCAGTACACAATGTCATGAACTTCATGTCTAACATGTTATAATCAAACTTACCTTCTTTATATTTATTAGCAAGTACAAACTCTGATGCAATACCTCTTATTGCACCTGCACCACTTGATGATTTAGCTTTAAACAAATACCTAGCAACCCACATAGGTGGGTCACTAATATATGTATTTATACTACTAGGTGAAAGGTAATTGATACCATGTGCTTTGAAAGCATTATTACTTAGCATCGCTATCCATTTCTACATCAATGAAGTCTTCAACAGTTTCCATATCTTCTTCAGATACTTCATCTTGTTTCTCAGAGACTCTAGTGTCCCATGCAGAAACTATTCCATCATTGTATGATTTTACCCAATCAAGAAAGTCACCAAATACTTTATGATCTTCTTCTGTTATCTCCACCTTCTTGGATGTATCTAACTGAACTATTGGTGTATAAAAACTACCACCATTGTTTAGTTTGTTCTCCTTAGTGCCTTCTAACTTTATAACATGTTGAAGAGGCAAGGCTTCCATCTTAGCAAATCTAGAAAATACATCTCCTATTGCTTTGTAGGCATCCCTATTGTCTATCTCCCATATTACAGGAAACTGAGATAAGTCTTCTATTTCATTACCATCAATACCTTTTACAGGATCAATCATCTTTACAAGACCAAAGACAACTCTGTTTCTTTTTATTTCTTTTATTAACTTTTTGGTGTCTTCAGGTAATGCCTGAAAGTCTTTTACATAACCTGCAGGTTTACCACAGTTAAAAGTACCATCGTTGTCTTTTAAATCAATGTTTAGTGTATCAGACATAATTGTCTTTACATAACCACCCTGCTTTTCTCCTTCTTTTGCAGAACGATTTTGTTTAAACTTCTTATACATAAACCTCTGTAAGAATGGTCTAAACTCTACCTTTTCTGAAAAGTAAAAAGTGCTTGGGTCATTAGGAATCTCTAGTCTGTACATTCCACCTTCTACAACTTCCATCTTAACAGATTTACCATTAGCTTGACCCATACCCATGGTAGGATTGTGCCATATTCTAAATCTATTTAAGACATTAGTTTTCTTTTCACCACTACTTGTAGGCAGTCCCATTGCCTTTGCCATAGTAGCATAATTGTCTGTATTTATTGTAACTAATTCTGTCATATTTATTTTACTCCTTTCAAAAGAATCATAGTTATATCACGATACATCTTTGGTGTCAAGCCAATTACTACCCATCTTTGCTTCTAGTAGAAGTGGCACATCAAACTGTATGCTAAACTCTAAATTAATCATATTTATCAATGACTTATTAGTGTCACGTATAATATTTAAAACAACATCTTCCTCACTTGGATGGACATCTATTACAATAGAATCATGTACAGTATTTACCACACATGACTTATGTTTGTCAAGCTCCTTTTCAATGTGAACAAGCACGAGAGGAACAATATCTGCAGTTGCAAAACTCTGCACAGGATAGTTTTTTATCTGTGTAAAGTGAGATACTGTACCATTTCTTTTTCTCTGAACATCAGGGAATGAAAACTGTCTACCTGATGGTGTAGTTATCATACCTGTATTCAGAGCTTCTTTAGCCAATTTGGAGTGCCATAGTGCGACTCCTTTGTACTTCTCTGTGAAGTGTTTATAATATGTAGCCTGAGCATTCGTTCTCCCAAATCCTGTCGCTCCATAGAGGGGTGCAAAAGTGTGTGCTTTCGCTTCTTGGCGAGAAGTCTCTTCCCCTGCATTACTAATAACACTAGCAGTATAGCTATGCACATCAAATCCATCTTCAATCTCCTTTTTTGCTACTTCATCATTAGATAAGAAAGCTGCAGTTCTAAACTCTAACTGTGCAAAGTCTGCTTCTAGAATCTTACCACCTTCCCAACGTGATACAAATACTTTCTTTACAGGAAATGTACCACCTCTAGGCATGTTCTGCATGTTAGGGTCTGCTCCACTAAACCTGCCTGTTGATGTTCTGTGTTGCAGTAATCTCACATGAAGCATACCATCAGGTTTAACGTAAGCATTTATACCCTCAACAAACGAAGATAAATAAGTATCTAGAGCAGACAATCTTTGTAGATCAGTTAAAAAGTTTACTGCATCTTCCATTTTATTTTTCTTTGCAACATTAGCTAGTATATCTAGATATGTTTTATTAATAGTAAAACCATTTGCACTTACCCATTTAGAGGATGGTGCAGAGAACTTTAAACCTGCTATCTTATTAGTTGGTATAAAGTTATAACCTAAAGTATTACATGACACACACCTACTTGGATTAGCATATGGCTTACCATCTTTCTTTATCTTTCTAATGTAACCTTCTCCAAAGCAGTCTTTACATTTAACTGCATTTGTTTTGTAAACTAATGTTGAGTTTTCTTTTACTGTATCTCGGTAACTACTATCATCCATATATTTATGGAAACTGTTTGCCCACATAGCTTTGTCTTTAGGCTTCCTACTGTAGATAACCCAAGACATTTGTTCAGGACTATTGAGATTAATAGGTGTATCGCCCATCAAGTTCTGCACCTGTTGCTTCAATCTTTTCTCAATGTCTTGCTTCTCTTGTTCAAACTCTACTCTAACTTTGTCTAACGCATCTTTATCCACCTTGAAACCATTCTTATAAATCTTGGCAAGTGTAACACATACTTTGTTAGTCAAGAGAACAGAGTTCATCAAGTCACTATACTCAGGTGTATTAAGTTTCTTGTATATTGCATCTGCTAATTGTTGTGTAGCATGTAAATCTGCAGACAGATAATATGATAATTCATCTGCAGGTATCTCATCTGTGTTATAACCTTTGGCAAAGTAATTTTTAAGTGTGTCCTCTTTCTTTGTGTCCAAGTCATACCTGATGGCACAGTCTCTCAAGTGCAATGGTTCTTTGAGACCTCTTTGTAAAATGTATTCACCAAGCATTGTATCAAAGACAGGACCATCATACTTGAATCCACATTCCCATATCCACATCAAGTCATAAGCTATGTTATGTCCTATGAGTATAGTTGCTTGGTCAAGTAATTCTTGTACACCATCAAAGTTGTCTCTGAACAAATACTCTTTGCCCTGATCTGTTAGACAACCTACCATGACCAATCTATTGTTTGGTTCAAATGGGTCAAGATGTAACTTGCCATCTCTCTTTGTTGTTGTATTTTCTACGTCAAGTGTTAATTTCATTTAATCTTTCCTTATGTTTCTTTAAGTATATAACTGCTCTTTCAATAATAGTCAAGTCATCAGAGAATCCACCTAGTCCTGTATTGCATTTATGACATACCCAACCTCTAAAAGTATTGGTGTCATGACAATGATCTAGCACCCAATTCTGCAGTCTAGTTTGTCCATGTTTACCTAGCTCCTCTAATGTCCTATCGCATATAGCACACGAATAATCTTTATCAGGATAAGCATTTTCTTTTCTTAATTTATTTAAGATTTCCTTGTGACCCTTTCTACATGATCTACAGGTTCTCTTTATCTCACCTGCTTTCATAACAGAATAATGTGTTATAGGTTGTCGTATGCCACACTTTATACATACAACACCATCAACAAATGGATCTTCTTTCTGTGGTAACTCTTTAAATAAACTAAATTGTGTCATGCTTCATATCTTCCTACTCTATAATTTAAATTACAATGAACGACACCATGCCATCCTGTTAGTTTATTCTTTACCACATTTAAATGTCTTTGTAAATCCTCTTCAGTATCTTCTTGTCTTGGTGGATTCTTGGCGATGAGAATCATCAAATCTGCTTCGGCTGCTTTACCTGTTCTACTACCTTCCATCATACTCTGATTAAGTAACACCTTACCTTCTGCATCTGCAGATAGTTGCGACATGTAAAAGACTGCACACTTGTGTTCCTTTGCAATCATACGAGCATGGACTGCATTTGCTTTGAGTGCTTCATCTGTCCTTGCAAAACCACCTGTACGTGCAAACTTGTCTCCCATATCAAGGACAATGATATCAGGTTTGTATGTTTTGCATACACTTTCCACCCAAGCCATGTCACGACCTGTTGCATCTTTTATCTTGATGTTATCTTTGACAGGTGCATACAAGTCACGTGCTTTACTTGGATTACTCTTTATCTCTCGCATGGTCATGCCTGTTGATGCAGTCAAGTATCTAGCACCAACTCTGTGGCTACCTTCTTCATTACACAGGATGATGCAACTAGCACCTTGTCGTGCCAAGCCATCAGGACCTGCTATTATGCTTGAGTGAAAGCTCGTCTTACCTGTGTTAGGTCTAGCTCCTATCTCTATTAGATGTCCTGCATTGATGCCTTCCACCTGTCTTGTTAAACTTGGCACGTTAAACGACCAACGTGCTTCCAAATCATTCTTAGCTAATAGTGTATCAATCTCCATGTCATCCCACTCCACGTTAAGGTTAGGTGTAAAATCATCTCCGTATACTTCTAGTATGTTACGTATGGGTTCTAGTGATGAGTGAGAACCATTCACGTAATCAAAGCCTATGTTTGCAATGTCTTCGCCAACAACTTGTTGGAATAGTTTGGATAACACCTCTTGTGCTACATCCTCTCCCATTGGTTTCTCATTCTTTACCTGTCTAAACAGATGAGAATACGCTTGTTTCTGTGCAGTAGTAAGAGTGGGATTGTTTGACATGAAGAGTGCTTCTATCTCATCAGGTGTAACAGTCCTCTCATACCTACTCATGGCTTTGTCTATTGTCTGCTTTATCTTTCTAGCATCCTTACTAAACAATCTATCAGGACACTTTGCTCCACGATGGGAATCATAAAACGATTTATCCATCAAACTTCTTATCAATGCTAATTCCATATCTGTGTCTCCTTTGGGGTTAATAGTTTTAAATTATCTAAGTCTTCTTGTCTTCTATATTTCAAATCGTCATACAACTTGAGTATCTTAATATCCTTGACATGTGATCTTAACTCTTTGGCAAATGCAAAAGACTTGGGTAGTGCGTCAGGGTCAAGTGCTATTATTGCAGTAGAGAACTGTGAAAGGAACATTTTGTGTGAATCTGATAATGACGTACCCAACACAGCTACCCCAACATATACATCACTGCCAATGACACATGCACTAACACAATCCTCTACTACTATTGCGATACTACCACAACCAAATGAGAAAGGCAAGTCCGAAGAACCATACCTCTTCCACTTTGGTAGTTTTCTGTAGACTGATCTACCTGTAGCATCAACAATCCTGCCATTATCTTTAATAGGAAAGACAACTCTACTTTCTTTGACATCATACAATAAATCAACTGTATCTACATCTAAGTCCCACAGTTCACAGAAGTTCATGACCTCTCGTCTGTGATTATGTGGCACAATATACTCAGGCATTTCAAATGATGTCCCAACTTGGGACACCTTGTTGATATCACGTATCTCTTCAACAGTCATGTGAACACGTGAACTACCTCGTACACTACAAGATGCTTTATAACAATTCCATACAAGAGAACCCATGTTATTTGTAACAGTAAATGTCTTGTAAGATTTACACTCAGGACAATTCACTCTCTTTGTTTCTCCGTTACGTATATCTATGTCTTCAATATATGTGTATACATTATACATGTTATTATAAATATCCTTCCTTGTCGGCACTTAACATGCTTGTAGCACAGGTTTCGTGATCTGTCAAATTTCTACGTGCCTGTAGTGCCAAGTTAGCACTTGTGAATGTATTTTTCATGTAAGGCTTCACTGATTGTGGATTAGCATGACCTGTTACAGACATAATATTACCCATAGAAACACCTGCATCAACCATTTCAACTGTGCCTGTTCTACGTAAGTCACTTAATCGTAGCTCATTAGAGAGTCCTGCAGAGGTCATAACTTTTCTAGCCATGATTGGTAGTTTAGTTAGTGAATAAGGCTTGTATGACCCTTTAAATGGTCTTGAACGAGGTGCTACGTACTTTTGAAACCCATAATCGTCTTGTTGTTGTACTAACATCTCATGTAACTCGTCTGATATGGGTAAAAATACTTGTGCTCTTCGTTTAGACTGTTCTATCTGCATACGTTTAGCATCTAAATCAAGGTTAGACCACTCAAGAAGTCTCATATCTCCAATACGTTGACACCATTCATATGCCATGTGTGCAATCAAGCCAATGCTTCTTGTTTTGAAATCAGAGTAAGCAGTATCAAGAAACCTGATAACGTCTTCTTTTGTCCAAACAACTTTTCTGTGTGCAACGACACGTTTTTTGATATTGCTAAATGGATTCATGTGACAATGCTCCATGTTGATTCCGTAATTAAGCAAGACTCTGATGACAGACATAAGATGATTGGCAAGTGACACACCTCTCTCACACCATTTGTTGTAAGACAACTTTGCGAGTTTGGTGGTCAAGCTAGACAGTTTATAACTGCCTAACTCTTTGCCATCAACCACACTTGTAGAGCAAACTATACCTAAGAAATACTTATACTGTGCTTTAGTTTCTGCTCGTAAGTTATTGTATTCAAAGGATAAATAATACTCGTTGAGTAAATCTTCAACCTTCATTATGCCACCAATAATGACTTGAATTGAGGTGAAGAAATCCACTTTGCGACTTCTTGTTCTCTCTTCCACATAGTCTCTGCTTTTGTATCAAAGCCTGTGTTACGTATGTTGAAGCCATTCCTCTCATCTGCGTATGATGCGTAATTAGTGAAGGCAGAATACAGAGCGTAAACATTTTTACCTCGTCTAGATATTTCTTGACAAGCTAACTCGTACATCTTCTTAGCCATAGTCTCTGACTTGATTAGCTTACCCAAGAAGTCTTTACCATCTACGTTGAGTGGTATGTTTGCCCACTTCTGCATCATCTCACAACGAAGATCAAAGTTACTCTTGGCTAACTTAACTTCTGCAATCAGTCTGCCCATAGTGAAGCCACTTGTATTCTTCATCTTGATGAGATCAAACTCTCCACCAACTTGTCCATTGGAACAGTAGCTATCAATAGCACCAAAGTATACTTGGTTAGATGTTAAACCATCTATGCCATGCAGAGCAATGATCCTCTCATTGATTACTGTTTGATGCTTAGATGTTGTGATCGTATGCTTCACGTTTGGTAACGTAATATCTAAGAATACAAAGGCATTGTTTCTTCCTGTCTTTATCTTTACCTTTGCACCATCAAGGTCATGAGGATGTCTGTTATCCTGTATAACTTTCTTGATACCATTGAAGAAGTTTACGTGATTTACAGTTGAGAACTTATCTCCAACGATACCTATGTATTCTCCTGTAACAGAGTTTCTTACGTATCGTTTACCTGCAAACTTAGTGTCCTCGTATTTCACTTTGAAGTCTAGGTCTGTACCCTCTAATGTGTAGAGGTTTGGTGTGTATGAATCTAATGGCATGTTAGTCTCCTTTCAAAATTATGTCCCAAGTTGGGACTTTGGTTAAGTGATACTTGCTTATATAAGGTATATTAAGAATTGTCAACTCGTTTATGTTTGTTCTTTCTAGTGTATGAACCTTTACCCTTTTTGGGTGGTACGATTTGTTTTCTCTTTCTTGTATAAGCAAGTAGTCTAGCTATAGGGTTAATTCTATTTAATTTAAAAACCATTTTGGTCTCTCTGTATATTTATACCTCGCAAATTTAGATTTGTCAACCCTGTAGAAGTTTCGGTATGCTTCTATAGGCATGAACTCATCAGTCTTGAGGTCATCGTGTCCACTAAAACACTGTGGGTGTGCAGTCATCTTACCATCAGGTATATGCCACCTACCTTCCCATAAGGATTTAAAATGTTTAGTAACACCATGTTCTTTATTGTATCGTGACGTATACTCTAATAACATACAACCTAGTAGAGCAAAAGCAAAAGTAAAGTTACTCTTGTTCTCCATTGCCCATAGTGTGCAAGGGTGCTTTTGATGTACAGGTTTATATAAATCTTTTTCCTCTGCATAACTAGGTGCATGATGCCACAGTGCAGTACATAACATCTGTGTTTCCTCTAGTGGCATCTTGACTACGTGTTGGTCACATAACGATGCTGCAATCTTGCTTGGTGTATCTTCTATAATAAATCTATTCATGTTCTCCCCCTTTGTCATTATCGTCATACTTAATTCTCTTGCCATTGTGATACATATATCTACTCCTACTCGGTGTGTGATAGCCTTTCTTCAAAAAGAATGTAGGCTTTCTCTTTGCAGTTTCAAATGTAGCTACAGT